CCTACGGGAAGAGTATGCCCGAGAATCCACCTGCCGATATGGCGTTTATCACGCAATCCGAGGCGGATGCACGCTAGGTTGAACGCAGCCCGGCACGCTCGGGTTGACGGCGACCGAGCTTGATTCGATGTACAAGGACGCGAACGGTATCGTTCGCGTCGGCACCAAGGAATAGAAAGGAACCAGCAATGTCCACCACACAGCACACCGGACACTACAATCTGCCGACGTTTGGCGATAATCCAAACGATAGGCCGTCATGGCGCGGTGACTTCACCGACGCCATGACCAAGATCGATAATCAGATGTACGCCAACGCGACCAACATCACCACGGCGACCGCAGCGGCAAACAACGCGAAGTCGGCGGCGGACGCGGCGAAGGAAGCCGCCGACAACGCTGCGGAACTGGCGCAGGCCAACAAGACCGATATCGGCGAACTGGACGGCTATTTCAGCAAGCTCGGGGTTACGTCGGCGCAGACCGCGCAGAACCTTATGAACACCATCAACGGTAAGGCGGAAAACACGGCACTGACCGCACTGCAGGGTACCGTGTCCACGTTGTCCGGCAAGGTGGACGGCAAGGCGAACTTGTCCGACGTGTATACCAAAGCGCAGGCTGACACGACGTTTACCAAGCAGGGCGGATATGCGGGCACCGCGCAGACCATTTACAACACGGCATCGAAGGCGGCGACCGACCTGCAAAGCCTCATGACCTCGGGACAGGCGGCCACCCTTGTTGGATCCGGCAGCGTCGACCACAAGGGGCTCCCGATTCAGTGGGCTGCCTACTACAGCCACGTTGCCCGACTCATGACCGTCCGCGTCAACGCCTCCGATGGTGCGATCACCGGCGGTATCAACGCGGACAAAGTACTGCTAGGAACGCTTGACGCGCAATACAGGCCGACGGTTGACATGCGTACCGTCGTCGATGTGGTCAGCGAGGGCCCGACGTTCCTATTCGTCAGGGCCGACACGGGCGAAGTCGAAGTTGAATTCAATATCAATTCCTCCACGTCCCCGTTCAACGTCGACCTTATTGGCATCGTGTCGTACTTCGTTGTCGGCTGACAACGGATCGATGCACCATACCCCGCCCGGTACGCCGGGCGGGGTATACTAATATCATGGTAGATATTCAGTCGTGGCTAGAGCGCACGCAAAACCAATATTGGGATATGGACGGTAGCTATGGTGCCCAATGCTGGGACTTGTGGGCGAAATACTGTATGGATAATTACAATTTGTCGCTGGGCGATTGCATCACCCCCACAGGCTATGCGGAGGGCAATTACACTCGTTTCCCCACCACGGCGGCGGTGGGCCGCGTTTTTGAAAAAAAGGACGCCAACTACACGCCCGGCATGGGCGACGTGGTGTTTTGGACGTTTGGCAGTCAAATCTACACCGGCAGTCACGTGGCCATCGTGTGGGGTGGCGTCCAAGGGGATACTATCGATGTACTGACCCAAAACCCGACGCCCGCCGTACACCAACAGTTGCCGCTCATGAAGGGTTCGCAGCTACTCGGCTATCTGCATCCCACGGCACTACCGGAACCGCCGGAATCCGGCGACAACCCGACCGGCGGTAACAATCCGGGCGTGAGCGTGGACGGCGATATCTCCGCGTGGATCCAACTGCAGGGCGATAATCTGGTGTATCATGCCGGCTCTGGCACGACGGCATCGCAAGCCATTTTCTACAAGTCGAGCGCCCAAACGTGGGTGTATCGTGGCGGTAAGGGTCAGCCGGACGCCGACCAAGGGCAGGGCACTCCAAGCATGGGCGACGGGGAAAGCTCATACGCATTATACGTCATCGGCACCGTGGAATCATCATTACGCTGGGATGCAGTCGAGTCGAACAATCAGGGTATCGGCATCGCACAATGGTCATTCGGTAGACGCTTGCAGGTGTTGAATGCGATGAAGGCGGTTGACGCTGCGGGATATGAGGCGTTTGCCGCCGCCGCACCGGCCATCGCCGCGCTTATGGAATCGGGCGGCACGTTCAATAGGGCGATGACCAGTAGCGAGGTTGCGGCATTCCGGACGTGGGCGCGACGTGCGGAATCCCGTCAGGGCCAACGTAATCAGTTCGCTGCGGATTACGAGGGTTATCCGCAGAAGTATGATGATGCGAAAATGCAGATACTATGGACGTGCGCCTATCACCAAAGCCCGGCAGGCGCGATGAACGTGCCCCACGCCTCAACCCTTACCCAACTGTATAATAATATCCTCAACACGTCCCCATTCGGGCCATACGGGACACGCTATAATACCGCCTACTCGCTGTTGAACGTGTGGGACGGCACCAGCGCGCCGCCAAACTTCTAGCACAACGACAAAACCGGTAGATATCTACCGGTTGCCGTTATTGTATGGTAGTATGGATAGTATGGAAAGGCTGTTAGGCGAGGGCGATTACTACGACTATGGGCGCGTGCTGTCATATCACGCGCCTTGGATGTTCGTCATCGGCGCGCGCGGCCTCGGTAAGACCTATGGTGCCAAGAAATTGGTTATCGGGGATTGGATGAAGAAACGCTGGCAATTCATATACTTGCGCCGTACCGCTGAGGAACAGAAGAATAAAGGCACGTGGTTTGCGGATATCGCGGAACAATACCCGGATCTAGAGTTTCGCGTGTCCGGGAATCAGGCCGAGTGTCATTGGCTGGATGATAGGGACGCCACAACCGACAAGCACGGCAAACAGCGCCCTACATGGCATATCATGGGGTATTTTATCGCCCTATCGCAGGCGGGACAGGTGAAATCAGTCGCCTACCCCAAGGTACGAACCATTATTTTTGATGAAATTTTCCCCGATAACATGCGCTATTTGGGCGGAGAAGTCACGGCACTGGAGGAATTCTATAACACGGTTGACCGCTGGAATGACCGCGTGAGAGTCATCATGTGCAGCAACGCCGTAACCCTCGCTAACCCGTATTTTTCAGCATTCAACATCAACCTGAAACCGCAACTAGATAATCATACGCAATATCAACGCTATTGCGACGGATTTATCATGGTGGAATTAGCCGATTATGGCGGTTTTAGTGCTAAGGTTGCCACGTCGAAATTCGGTACTTTTTTACGGAAATATGACGAGAATTATGCGAATTATGCAATCAATAATGATTTTAGGGATAACGCTAATACTCTCATTAGTGATTTTAACAACGCCGGTTACGCGTTCACATTAAGAACCACGGAATACGGTATTTTCAACGTGTATCAGCAATTAAGCGATACCGACGAAGTACTATATATCATCACCAAAAAACAGCCTAAAATCACTCGTGATTTTACGTTTGATTATCGACTGGTCGATAACGATTGCATCATGCTCAAACGCTCGGACGATATGACACAAAAAATACTGAACGCCTACCGCGTCGGCAGACTACGGTTTGAAACACCGCAAATCAAGGCGGAATTCAGTATGATTCTTGGCGGCTTGTTACAACAATCAGGCATAAGAAAGTGAGGAATATTCATGCCAATCCATGAGCTGATTGTAATCGGCATCGTATTTTTATTGGTGCTGATTGACTATATTACCGGCGTGGTCAACGCGATTATGCACGGCGAACTATCCAGCGAAAAAATGCGGCAGGGGTTAGGCCATAAATTCGCCTACCTTGCGGTAATTTGCGTGGCGTTGATCGTAGAATACGGTTCGGATTACATCGACCTCGGAATCGAACTACCCGTGTTCATCCCGGTTTGCGTGGGTATCTGCCTGATTGAGATTACCTCGATTATGGAGAATTGCGTAAAAATCAACCCGGAACTATCCGGTTCGAACATTCTCAACATTTTCAACATTAACAGAAAGGAAAGCCATGATACGGAAGATTAAGGCCATCGCGTACAGTGTAATTGCAGCAATCGCCGCACTACTGTTGGCGTTCGCGCCATGCGCCAGCGCGGCGGATATGATAGACGTGTCCAGTTGGCAAACCGGTATCAACGTCACCACCTCCGGCGCGCAGATTGTGGTAGCCAAGGCGACCGAAGGCATCGGATACGTCAACCCGGATTGCGACCGCGTGGTGCAGGACGCTTTGTCGGCAGGTCAGGGCGTCGGCGTCTACCACTTCGCGCACACGGAAAACAACGCGGTAGCCGAGGCTAACTATTTTATCGACAACACGCGCGGCTATATCGGCAAGGGTATTAATCCGATTCTGGATTGGGAGCCAAACAGCCCCGGCGATGTCCGGTGGGCGCTTACATGGCTCCGCACCGTAGAGGCCGCGTGGGATACTAAGCCGATTATCTATATGAATCAGTTTACCGAAAATAGCTATGATTGGTCGGCGGTTGTCGCTGGTGATTATGGTCTATGGATTGCGGCATATCCGCTCGGGTATACGCCTATCTACGGGTTCAATCCGCCGAGCGCTCAGCCCACATTATATCATTGGCCGTCCGCAGTCGCATGGCAGTACACCTCAACCGGCTACGTTGGTGACTGGGGTGGGCCGCTTGATCTAAGCGTGGTGTACGGCGATCTGAACACATGGTACGCGTATGCTGGCAACGGGCAGAGCGCTCCCGCGCCCGCACCGCAACCCAACACGCCGGACACCACGTGCGACACGAATTGCGTGGTTATCCAGTCGGGCCAGTACGTTTCGATGTTCTGGGCTGACTGGTGGAACGTGTCCGTTCCCAGCGGCAACCCGTCCGTAGTGTACCCCGGCGATACCGTATGCCATAATGGCGGCGGATCTGCGACAACATCGCGGACGTATGTGGTGCAGTTTGGCGACACGTTGTCGGGCATTGCCGCATGGCTCGGGGTCAACATGTACAGCATCACCGGATATTCGTCGGGTAATATGAACCTGATTTATCCCGGTGAAGTGTTGTACTACTGACACCACGGCATGAGTAAGCCCCCGCATATCGCGGGGGCTTATTTATTAGCCATGTACCTCTAGAGTTACCGTAGGGCATCCCTTAGCCAGACACTCAGCCATAATAGCACGCGCCTCGTTCGGAGTAATGGCCTTACCCTCATAATTGCTAATCACATAGCTATCACGGTAAGAACGAGTACGGAACGCATGAACCGTCTCACTAGAAGTATCCACCGCGTAATACATCTCAACCACCATCCTTTCCGTTCCTTGGTTGATACCTAC